GTATTTTAAAAGGGGATCTAAAAACACAAGCTGAATGTATAACCAAGTATCTTCAAAGTGGAGTTTATACAATAAATGAAGCAAGAAAAAAGGCAGGATTACCTGCAATAGATGGAGGTGATGTAATTGTAATGAATGGAAGTTATGTGCCATTAGAAAAATTAGGAATAGCTTATGAAAAAGGAGGTGCTAAAAGTGAGTAAAAATAAATGGTTAGAAATAAAAAATCAATCAGAAGTTACTGAAATTTATATCAATGGAGATATAGAAAGTGATGTAGAAAATGATGGCTTTTTAGAATTATTTGGCATAAATGACACAAATATATATCCATTAGATATAAAAGATGCTTTGAAAGAAGGAGAAAACAAAGAGGTTCATGTTCATATAAATAGCTATGGCGGAGATATGTTTGCTGGTGTTGCTATTTGTAATATGTTAAAAAATCACAAAGGAAAAACAGTAGCTTATGTTGATGGTTTAGCTGCAAGTGCAGCATCAATAATTGCTTTTGGTTGTGATGAGATTATTATTCCAAGTAATGCTTATTTAATGATACACAGAGTAAGTTGTGGAATATTTGGTAATGCTGATGATTTTTTAAAACAAATAGAAGTCTTAGAAAAATTAGAAGATGGAATTGCTAATACTTATGAAGAAAAAGCAGTTGAAGGAGTTACCAAAGAACAAATATTAAATCTAATGAAAGAAGAAAGTTGGTTTAATGGTCAGGAAGCAGCTAAATATTTTGATGTAAAGGTTGATGAAAAGGCTAATTTTGTAAATTATGTATCTACAAATCAAAAATTTAAAAATATTCCTAAAAATATTTTAAATAAAATTAATGATAAAAAAGCAGAATTAGAGGAAAAAGAAAGAATTAAATTGGAAAATATGAAAAAAGAAATTGAAATAGAGTTATTAACAGGAGGTATTTAATTATGAAAAAATCAGTAGAATTAAAAAAGGAATTAGAAACACTTAGAAATGAAATCACATCATTAAAAGATAGTGGAAAGATTGAAGAGGCACATGCTAAGTTAAATAATTTAAAAGATTTAGAAAATAGAATAAAAGAGGCAGAAACAGAGGAGGCTTTAACAGTTATGAATAAAGGTAACAAATCACCATTAGGAACAAATGAAGAAATGGATGTTAATAGAATTTATAATAAAGTTCTATTAGGAAAATCTATAACAGAAGAAGAAAAACAATTTTTAAATGCAGCTGGAACACCAGGGCAAGTAGAAGCAACAGACGGCAAAGGTGGTTACTTAGTACCAACAGAACAATTTAATCAAATAAAAGAATTAAGAAGAAATAAAGTGGAATTAAAAGTTTTATGTAATGTTCAACCTGTTAAATCTTTAAAAGGAACTATGCCTATTGAAAAAGATGGAACAGGTGAATTAATAGCTTTTGAAGAGTTAAATGAAATAAATAAATCAGATATTGATTTTGCACAAGTTGCATATAATGTTGCAGATTATGGAGATATTATCCCTATATCAAATACTTTACTTGCAGATGAAACTGCTAATTTAACTGATTATATTGGAAAAAGATTTACTAAAAAAGCTATAAACACAGAAAACAAAAAGATAGTTGCAATATTAAAAACATTAACTCCAAAACCAGCAGCAGATTATACTGTTATTAATACAGCATTAAATGTTGATTTAGAGCCAGAAATATCTGCTAATGCAATAATTATAACTAACCAAACAGGGTTTAATTTTTTAGATAACTTAACAGATAAACAAGGTAGACCTTTATTAGATGTAAATTTACAAGATACAACACAAAAAATCTTTAAAGGTAGAAAAATAGTAGTTTTAAAAGATAATTTATTACCAATGAATACTACAAAAGCACCTGTGTTTGTTGGAGATTTAAGTGAATTTATAACATTCTTTGACAGAGAAGGGTTAGAACTTGCATTATCAACTGAAGCAGGATTTACTAAAAATGCTACATATATCAGAGCAATAGAAAGATTTGATATTAAAAAAGTAGATGCTGATGCTATGGTTTATCTTGAGTTAGCAACAAAATAATAGGTGATTGATATGGCAGATATTTTAACTTTGGAAGAAGCTAAAAACTATCTAAGAATTGATTACAATGAGGATGATACATTGTTGCAATCTTTAATGATTGCAGCAATAGATTATCTTAGAGATGCAATAAATGACTTTGATAAAAAAGCAACAAAAGAAAAGTTTATTAAAAGGGCTAAAATTCTAGCTTGTGTACTTGTGCAAGATTGGTATGATAACAGAGAGCAAAAGGAAAGTAAAGACCTTAGTTATACAGCTAGAAGTCTATTAACCCAGTTACAAGTGGGTGATAACTTTGAATGATATAACTAAGAGATTAAGACATTTTATTGATGTATATCATATGATAGACACAGTTAATGAACTTGGAGAAAATGAGAAAAAGCCAGAGTTATTAAAAAAAGCATACTGTGAAATAGTTCCTTTAAATTCTAGTGTAAAAAATGGAGAAGCTGGAACAGAAGAAAATCAACATCAATTCAAATTCATATTTAGAGTAAAATCAGTTCCTGGAATAAAAAAGGACTGGTTTTTTATTTATGAGAGCTTGAAGTATGAAGTTATCTATTTTAACAGAGATTTTAAAGATAATCAGTTCATAGAAGTTTTTTGTGTAAGAAAAGAGGAGTAAAAATGGGAGTTTTTTCAACAAATGATTTAGAAGATCTTGAAAAAGAAGTATTAAGACTTGCTAGAAAATACCCAAAAGAAGCTAAAAAATTCTTACAAAAACAAGGAAATAAGTTAAAAGCTAAGGCTAAAAAGAAAGCAAAATCTAAGGTAAAAGTAAAAAAGGGTAACTATCTAAAAGGTTTTAAAAGAGGTAAGGTTTATAAATATAAAGGTGAAGAAGATACAGTTAGAGTTTATAACTCAATGCCTCATGCACATTTAATAGAGAATGGGCACATCATAAAAGATAAAACTGGTAAAGAACATGGTTTTAAAAAAGGAGAGCATATTTTAGAAGATTCACAGAGAGAGTTTCAAGATGAATTTTTAAAAGCAGCAGATGGTTTCATTGATGAAGTTATTAAAAATGGAGGTTTCTAATGATTAAACTAAGTCAGATACTAAAAGCAGTTAATACAAAATTAAAAGAAACATTTCCTAAAATAGAAATTGATAGTAAAGATTTATCTGAAAAATTCAATAGACCTAGTTTTAGAACTGAGTTAGATGGTCTTAAAACAAGTGCTTTTATGACTACTTTTAAGGAAAGAAACTTTACAATTAGAATTTATTTTTTTACTACTTTACCTGGTAAAGGAAGAGAAGAAAGATTAAAAATATCTGATGAAATTGAAAATGCTTTCTTAGGTACATTATGGGTAAATGAAACTTTTGCTATTCCTGTTGATGAAATAGAGTTTGAAGAAACTGAAGATGGAGTATTAATAGCAAGTTTTGATAGTTTGAGTATGGAAGAGATAGAAAATGATATAGATGATGAAATGATGGAAGAATTAGAGTATCGTTTTGATAAAAAATAGGAGGTTAATATATGGGATTACCTAAAATAGAAATTATTTTTAAACAATTAGCAGTTACAGCTGTTAAAAGAAGTCAATTAGGTATAGTTGGATTGATAGTAAAAGAACCTACTAAAAAATGGGATAGAAAGGTATACAAAGATATTACTGATATAAAAAGTGATGATTATTCTGCTGAAGTATTACCATTGATTAAAGATAGCTTTGAATATACACCAAATAAAGTAGTTGTATTTAATGTTGGGGCTGGAACATTAACAGATACATTAAAGAAAGTGGCTCAAGAAAGAATTAACTGGTTAGGATTAACTTATGATGGGAAAGATGGAGATACTGCAACTCTTGTTTCTTGGATAAAATCAGTAAGAAAAGCAGGGAAAACTTATAAAGCTGTTGTATTCAATGCTACTAAGCCAGATAACAAAGGCATAGTAAACTTAATGAATGACAAGGTTACATTTGTTGACAACAGAGGAGAAGTTGAGGGTTGGCAATATGTACCAACAATCTTAGGAATGTTAGCAGGTTTGCCAATGACTAGATCAGCTACTAGCTTTTTATGTGGAAATTTAAAAGAAGTATCAATATTTGATGATATAGACGATGTTATTGATAAAGGTGGTTTCTGTTTGTATAAAGATGAAGGAGATATAAGAGTTGCAAGAGCATGTACATCACTTCAAGAAATTACACAAGATGAAACTGAAGATATGAAAGATATTATCATAATAGAATCTATGGACTTAATGAGAGATGATATTTACTCAACATTCAAGAAATGGATAGGTAAGTATAAAAACAAATATGATAATCAAGTGCTATTTTTCACAGCTATTAATGCTTATTTCAAAGAATTGGAAAGAGAAGATATTCTTGATAAAGAATATGATAACTATTCAGAAGTTGATGTTGAAGCACAAAGATTAGCATGGCTTGGAGTAGGCAAAAAAGAAGTGGAAGAATGGGATGATGAAAAAGTTAAAAAGACTGCATTTAAGAAAAAAGTATTTATGAAAGCTAAAATTAAGATATTAAATGCTGTTGAGGACTTTAAGTTTACAATTAATATGTTCTAAAAGGAGGACAGGTAGATGGCTAATAAAATGGATAAAAATAAAATTTTAAGAGGTTCATTTGGTGCTGTATGGCTAGATGGAGAAGAATTAGGTTCTGTAAAATCTTTTGAGGCTAAGGTTACATTAGAATATGAAGATGTGGATATTATGGGAGAACTAGGAAAGTCAAAAAGATATATGGGTTTTACTGGTGAGGGAACTATGACATTACATAAGATAGACTCTACTATTGGAAAGTTACTGGCTGATGGTATAAGAAATGGTAATATGCCAGATTTTAAAATAGTTGCAAAACTAGATGACCCAACAGCTTATGGGGCAGAAAGAGTTGAATTAACAGGTGTTACAATTAGTGAATTAATGGCATTAAAATTTGAAAATAAAGCATTGAGAGAGGAAGAAGTTCCTTTTAGTTTTTCACATTTTAGATATATAGATATGATATAAGGAGGATATAAAAATGGCTAAAAATATAACTTTGGAAATATTAATTGCAAAAAAGCAACAATCAGAAAATGATAAAATGAAAGTAGTACTATTCAATTCAGAAGTATTAGGTGGAACAATAGAAGTTGTAAAACATAGAGCAAGAGATGTAATAAAAATTATGGATAGTACAGAAGAAAAAACAACAGAAGCAGCTTACAAAGCTAACTGTAAATTAATTTATAAACACTGTCCAATTTTACAAAAAAAGGAATTACAAGAAGCATATCAAGTTGCAGAACCATATGAAATTGTAATACCTGTATTTGATGAAAATCTGGGAGAAGTAAATAAATTATCAAACTTCATTTTAAATCTTTATGGATTAGGTGCAGAAGATGATAAAGCTAGTAAAGTCTTAGAAGAAGAGGTTGAAGATATAAAAAACTAATATTAGAGGATGCCGATATGGCATTCCTCTCTTTTTATACTTTAAAAGGCTTTTCTATGAAGTATCTATTGAGTTTATCATATGAAGAAAAGTTATTTATGATGGCTACAATGGAGCTTGAAATTGAAAGAATGAAGAAATTAGGAATATAACTCTTTACTAAGTATGTATATAGTGTTATAATTTACTTTACAATACTATTTACAAGGAGATGGGATAATGAAAATCACAATTAGAAGTTGGTTTGGAGCAGAATTAGAAGTAATTGAAGATGTTAAGCATAGTGATATGACTGGGAATGGTAATGACATGTGTGGATTTTCAATAAAAAATAAATCATTTGATATTGAAACAACTACCCCTAGTTATTTTAAAGATGTCTTACATGACCGTTTAAAAGAAAATAAAGATATAAATTTCTTTGTAAAAGAACAAAAGCAAAAGATAAGTTATAATTTATTAGCTTTTTATAATGAATAAACAGCAAATTTTTAGCACTTAGTTTAAATACTAGGTGCTTTTTTTATTGCAAGAAAGGAGGTTAAAATGGCAAAGACTATTGGGGTATTACTAAGTTTAAAAGACCAGTTCACAACACCATTACAGAAAGCTACTAAGAGTGTTAAAAATATGGATAGGCAACTTGAAAAAGCTGGAAACCAAGTAAAAGCATTTGGCAGAAAAATAAAAGATGGAATGAAATCTGTAGCAAAATGGGCAGCAATTGGTTTTGGTGCATTGACTGCTGGTGCAGTTTTATTTGCTAAACAATCCATTGATGCAGCCAAAGACCAGGTAAGAATTGAAAAGTTACTTGAAACTACTATGAAACGGACAAGCAATGCAAGTAAAGAGCAAATACAAGCAATAAAAGATGAAGCTAGTGCATTACAAAATGTAGGTGTAGTTGGTGATGAGGTTGCACTTGCTGGAGCAAATCAATTAGCCGTTTATGGTTTGAGAAGTAACCAAATCAAAAAATTAATGCCTGTACTTAATGATATGATAGCCAAAGAAAAAGGTGTAAATGGAACTCAAGAAGATGCCATAGCAATGGCAGAGGTTATAGGTAAGGCTATGAATGGACAAGTCAAAGGTTTACAAAACTTTGGAGTATCTTTAACAGATGCAGAAAAAAAACTATTTAAGACTATGAAACAAGAGCAAAGAATGGAGTTTATAGTTGGAAAACTTAATAATAAAATAGGAGGTACAAATAAAGCACTTCGTGAAACTGATGAGGGGAAAATAGCTAATGTTACAATGGCTTGGGGAGATATGAAAGAGGAATTAGGAAAAAAATTATTGCCTATTATGGGCAATGTTGCTGATTGGTTTTCAACTAAGATACCAGCTATTCAAAATTTTATTTTAGGAATTGCTGATAAAATTCAAGAATTAGTTACAAGAGCAGAACCTTATATAACACAAATTAAGGATATGTTTGGAAAAATATTTGAAAAAGTTAAACCAGCATTAGAAGAAACTTGGCAGATACTATCAGATGCTGGAACTATTGCAATAGGTATAGCACAAGACATAATAAATAATTGGGATAGAATAAGTCCTGTCGTTTATACTCTTGTTGGTGCAATTACAGCATATAAATTAGTAATGTTTGGAGCTTGGGTTTATACAACAGCTATGGTTGCAATAACAAAAGTAAAAATGGCTTGGGATGCTGCACAAGCAGCAGCAACAGAAACTTTAACTATAAAACAATGGTTATTAAATGCTGCTATGAATGCAAATCCAATAGGAGTGGTTATAGGAGCAATAGCAATATTAGTTGGTGGTATATGGTTACTGTGTAAAAACTGGGATTTAGTAAAAACAAAAGTAAAAGAATTTTGGGCAAGATTAGAAAATAATCCAATAGGAAAAATATTTAAATGGTTTTTAAGATTAACATTTCCTATCATACTTTTAATAGAACATTTTTCTACAATTAAAGAGAAAGTTTTAGAATTTTGGTCTGTATTAAAAGAAAATTTTTTAGGAGCATTAGAAAGTGTAAAAGAATTATTTGTTAATATCAAGGATAGAATTGTTGAGTTTTGGCAAAAATTAGATAATAATCCTATTACAAAATTTATAAAAACTATTTTTCAAATAGCATTCCCAATAACTGTTTTAATAGAACATTTCTCTACAATTAAAGAGAAAGTAATAGCTTTTTGGTTATCATTAAAAGAAAAGTTAATTCCAATTTTAGATGCTATACTACATCCTATTGAAACAGCAAAAAATGCACTTGGAAAATTAATTGATAAATTGAAATTTTGGAATGATACTGATATAAAAGATAAAAATGTAACTATATCTGAAAATTCTGTAGTTGGAACTAGTACCTCAAGAAATTTAAACAAAAGTGGAAGTGCAGCAGTTGTAAAAAATCCTAGACATGCTTTAGGTACTGCATACTTTAAAGGTGGAGTAACAGGAATTAATGAGGGTGGAAGAGATGAAACTGCTGTATTACCTGCTGGAACTAAAATAATGAGCCATGAAGAAAGTAAAACACTAGAAAAAAAGAGTAGCAACAAGGGTATTACAGTAAATATAATTGTTTCTGGAAACTTTATTGGTGAAAAAGAACATATGGAAAAATACGGAGAATATACAGCAAATAAGATTTTAGCAGCTTTAAATAATATGTAGGATAGGAGATAAGAAAATGAATATAATTTTTATAGTTGAAGATAATGGAGTACAACAAGAAATGGTAAATATTCCAGTAGTTCAAAATATAGAGCCAGTAAACTGTGAAACAGAAGATGAAGAATTTACAACTATTAATGGGAAAAAATTAAATTTAATTGGTGGTAAAGGACTTAAAAACTTTTCATTTTCTTCTTTTTTTCCTAGTAAATTATATAGTTTTGTAAGTTTTTTAAATTATAAAAAACCTAAATATTATATTGATTTTTTTGAAAAGTATAGAGATGCAAGAGTACCTTTAAGAATTATTATAGTTGATAAGTACAGAGTAGTCTTAAATATGCTATGTAGATATAATTTTACTTA